AGGCGGCAACTTCCATCAACTGCGAGAGCTCACCTGCATCCGCGCTCACGCCTAACATCATGGCGCGTGAAGCCGCTTGCATAAGGTCGAAGTCGCTAACCATTCCGAGCGAAGCGCCCTGCAAGGAAGATAATATGTCATCCATGTCGGTGTTCAAAGAAGCGGCAAGCGAGCCAGAAGCATCTTCCATCCGCTGGAATGCGGCGCCCTCTTGCGCTGCATCGGTCAGCAATTTGACAGATCCGGCAACGGCGGCAATTGCGGCAGCCGCGCCCATGCTAACTTTCCAGGCGGCTGATATTCCATTCCCAACGGCCTTCAGCCCGCCCTCAGCGTTCTTGCCCGCCGCGCCCAAGCCTTCGATATCTTTTTTGACTTTATTGATATCGCCGCTGGCTTTGTTCAGCGCACTAATTACAAGTCGTAAATCAGGCATATTGTTCCCTCAACTCATTCACTTCCCGCACAATGTTCCACACCTGCTCGTGTTCTCGTTTCCACTTTGCCGTTTCGCCTGGCTTTTGCCCTTCGTTCTTGTACGCCTGAAAAGCCCGGTACACGTTCCCCACCTGCCTTAGTTTGCGCATCAAGCCAGCCGGTTGTTCCATAACCCCGCCGGAGTAAGGCAGCGCGTGATACTCTTCGCAATTCAAGCTCAATTCAAGCAGTCGTGGCATACTTCCTTCACCCTGTGCATAATCCGCGACTTCGATCAGGATAAAGGGTCGAGGTTCGTCGCCTCGTTGAGCAACTTCGCAATACAATCCGCAAGCCAAACAATATGAGCCGGCTTGGCGTTGTCCACATCATCAAGCGTCCACTTAGGCTCGGTCATAATGCCCTGCTTCACAGCCGCCCTGACCGAATCACCGCGCCATACAGACAGAGGTTGCGTTTCCTTGCCCTTCATGTCGCGGTGAAAGTCTTCAAGCGCCTTTTGATTGATTTCAAGCAGCACGCATTTGCCAAATTTCTTATGTTCAAATTCCATTGTCGCTCCAGTATCTATTTTCTGTTATGCCAAAATTGCGGTTTCAGACTTGGTCTCAATCTTCAGCCAGTTGGTCAAAGTCGGGTTATACACGCCGTCCAGCACCAGATCGTAGGTCATGACACCATTGCGATCCGGGAACATCTCAGGCGCTTGCATGGAGTGCCCCGCGAAGTTGATTACCATCGAGCGTAAACCGGTGCTTGTGCCAGTCGTGTAAGTGATTCGGACTTGCTTTTCCAAGATAGCAGATGTCGAGCCCAACATGGCGATCAGATGATCGTCAGTAGTATCGTTCAGTTCCAGGCTCAACTTCAATTGCCCATTCCATTTCTGGTCGTGGTGTGCAGTCGGAGTGCAATCGCCTAAATAACCCCGATATTCACGGTTGGAATTGATAGATAATTCCCAACTAAAAGCGGAATTAGCCAAAGCCGTGAACGTGCTGCCAGACCAAGTCTCAATGGACACTGAAGCCATGCAGCCGCTCATTCTGGTAACAGCCGTGCGGTCAGCCAAAGATTGCAGCGCGCCTGCGACAACTTTCCCGCCAATGATAGACCCGCCTACCTGAACGCCGGTGTTATTCGCGCCGGAAAGTGTCAGGCTTGCCACTGAAGCGTCCTGCAACTGCCATACTTCGTTAGTCTGTCCGTACTGAAGTGTCATGAAGCGCGGAGTGACCCCGCTGGTAGTAGGCGCGTTATAAGTGCGCGTGTACGGACCCGCCCCACTTGGAGTGGCAGTACCAAACAAAGCCTCCAGCCAATAGTTCACGTCCTCAAACGATTCGTCGCTGACTTCAAACGATGCAGAACCAGCGTAATGATCCAGCGTAGTCTGGTGGGTTGGGGCAAGCGTGCCCCTTAGTTGGTCTAAAGCCCGCGTCTGAAACTCAGGACGCAGCTTGAAACTGGATACATTCTGCAGCTTGACAGTCGAAGTCGCAACCGCTGTACCAAATGCAGTCTGAAACGCGGATTGTAAAACATTATGCGCATTAAGCATTTTTCACCTCTGATTTTTCTTTCTCATGAACGTAAAGACCGGCTTTTAGAGCCGCCTTTTGAATTTCTTTTGGCAGCTCCGCCCATTCCTCAGCACTCATATCCCGCGCCGGAACGCCAGCGAAGTAGCCTCCACCTTTGTAGATGTATTTATCCACTTGCAACCTCCTTGATATTCAACTGGCATAACACGCCAGCGTAAAACCGCCCGGTTCCGCGCGGCCATTCATATTCGCCTGGAGTCATTGATGCAGACTCCAAAGACGTGTTCTGATAAGGGCATCTAAACGTCCTCAGCATATCCACATATTTCCCGGAATAATCGACAATCTCAGGCGCGAATTCCCTTAGACCAACTCCTTGTTCGCTCGCTTGCCATAGCATTAGGTCGGTCACCTGCCAGTCGATCGTCACCCCCGTTCCAATCGCAATAAAACTCATATCCCGCCCTTCACCTGGAGTTCCCCCTACTGGAAGCAATAACCGGCAAGGTAAGTGCGCGGTCGTGATATTCTCAGGTAGTTTATCCAGCCCGTAAACAGTAGGTGTCTTGCCGGACGTGGTTGTAACCTTCTTTGCTTCAAGCGCGTCGTAGATGTTAGTGATTACGCTCATATTCCCAACCGCCTTTTGTATCGGTCAAGCAGCTTCTGCACGTCCGAAGGCAAGCCTGAAGGCATAATCGTTACACCGTCACCTGTCACCATCGGTCGGTCTAAATCGGCACTGGTATCCTTTTGACGGTAGATAAACGCCGCAAGCCTAACGCAGGCATGAGTAATATCAGCCGGTGCAGTCGCAGAATAGCCCCACGTGCCAGCAACGCTTATTTCGCTGTCTGAATCGTCAAACTCCCAACTGTAATCCTCATCCAATCGGATAATCCATTTAGGGTTATCATTGCGCGGGAATAGACGATAGTTAGCGCTTGCAATTTCAACGCTGTTGCCATTCGTGAGCTTAGTTACAGTCAGCAGATCGTAGCCGTAGAGATTTAGTTCCTGCCCGTCAATATCGTCTGAGTTGAAATACTTCGTGGCAGTCTCTGCTTCAAAGTGCCTGCCAGTATAAGCGTCAACAACCCCCTCAGCCCGTGTTAGCAGGTCACTAAGCAGATTATCATCGCCGCTCGTGGTGACGCCTAAATAATCCTTCAGGTTGGATAGGCTCGCGTAACTCATTTGACCGCCTTCGTCCGTAGCGTGGGCTTGTTTACCACTTTTACGGCCGGCTCTTCGTCAAGGATTGTCAGGTATCCGGCCCTTGATAATTCAAGCGCGCTGTCCTCTGGCAACTCTGATTTTTCGCCTTCCTTGAAGCGGATACTTCTGCCGTCAACGGTGAACCTGAACGGTCTGTTGATATAAATTTTCACCTTGCTCATATTGTCCTCGCTCTCGTCAGGCCACAAAACAGTTCCATCTGGTTTTATGTGCCCGCAACTCACGCCAAAATGCGCTTTCATTACAACATTGTTTCTCATGCAATCGGCGGCAAACTGCATGTCAGGCGATGGATGACCGCCGATTTCAAATCTGCGGATCTCAATTATTTCCAGCACTTCGCGCTTTATCAACGTGCATCCAAATCCTAATCCGCTGCAGTCTGTTATTACTTGTCGCCTTGCCCGCTCCAGTGCTTCAGGGAAGTAATCCAGGCTAAAATCTGGGAATCTCGCCTTTTTGCTAACCGCCCGATAGACGTTCAGCACGGCCGGCTTCTGGCGGAATCTGTACACGCCATAAGCCACACCGGCGTTGACTTCCAGAAGTTTTACTAACGCGTCTTTTGGCACTATCATATCGTGCTCAATAGTGAAAAGATAATCGTAATCGCCCTTTAGCGTTAATTCCCGTGCCAACTGGTACTGAAAAAGCGTGTTCTCGTGGTCGCCTCTGCGGTCGCCTGTCCGTTCATGAGGGTTGTTATCTGAGACCTTGACCGTTACCTCCACCCCTTCAGGACAGACTAAATTCTTAATGCACTCAACCGTTTCTGGCCTGATTGCCTGAACGCCTCGATCGCTCCAAGTTGGGCAAAACAAGAGTATTCTCATATGCGCACCCACTCAACCGGCAAGGTAGCGTTTTTTCTAACTAACCTCCCATGCTGTAAATAATCACTCGGTCTGGGTGCCGGATCACCATAAGTATCCGTGATGCCGTCGGTGACAGAATCACAGCAGAGGTACACGACTTTCCGGCAACCAAACCAGTTCGCAAATTTTTCGGCAATAACCACGCTCGGCAAGTTCCATCTAATCCGAAAGTCACGTTCCACATCGAACGAGTAAACCGGTTCATAGTCAATCACAGGATTGTTCGCTAATGATTCAAGTTCATGGAGTAGCAGTACTGCCTTGCGTGGTTTCACTAAATATCGGTCTTTTTGCAACGAGTAAAGCGGGTTAGCAGGATCCAGCGATTCAACCTTTTCAACTGCTTGGTTGATCGCCATTACCACTCCGGATAAGTGTTGCGCTTGCAGTCTGGCAAGAGACACCCCCCTGCCGACTGCCGTCAACACTTCGCCACGATGCTTACCTGCTAATCCGCTTATCGTTTGCATTCGTTATTCGCTATGCAGAAGCCTGAGTCGCGTATTGCAGGGCTTCAGCCTGGAGTACACCGCAGCCAAAGCGATAGTTGACCAAAATGCCAATCTGTCCGGTTCCGGCGTAAAGTTCATTCAAGCGGCGGATTCTCAAACCGCGATTGCTCACAAATCCCATGTAGTTGAAGTTGCCAAACAACAGCGACTTTTTGCTGGCTGTTGAATAGACGCCAACATTGGAGTTGAGCACAACTGGATAACCTTCCAGAGTTGGACCATCAACCGTGCCGCTCAAGCGAGCCACACCGTCGGTGAAGATGAACTGGCTGCCGGTCATACCTTTCAGGTAGAACCAGGTTGCCGGATTCATTACCCAGACAGCACCGTTATGATAAGGTGATCCGAGCTTTCCCATCAATTCAGAGACTTCAGCGACTCCGATAGTCTTATCGTCATCTAACGTTAATCCCGGAGTGCCGCCAACGAACGCACCTTCAGGTTCGGTCGTGCCAGCGCCCATCAGCGCATAGTAGTTTTCGGTATCAGCCAGAGCGCGCCCGATAGCGTCATTCAGGAATGACTCAAGCCCGCTGTTCTCGTCTTCCAACACCTCTTCTGACACCTTGATTAGCTTCTTGAAGTTGTAGACGGTTACGGCTTCCTGCCCGAACACGGGTTCATCTTCTGCAGGACTAATATTACCCTCTTCAGCAACAAGGGTGAACTTGCTTAAACTGGTGGCTTCCACTGGGAAGTTATATTTATCGCGGTTGGTAGTTACCCGCAGCAAACCAAGTTTGCTGACAATTGACTGCTCGTCGCGTCTGGCAACAATCCGACCATATTCATCATCGGGAACAAGATAGCCACCCTGTGCGGAGTCGCCCTCATTCAGCGGATTGACATTTGTCTTGATTGCCTTGCGAAGATCCGATGTTTCACCGGTGCGCAAATAGTGCCAATAGGCTTTTGCGTAGTCCTTTTCGCCCAGACTGTCGATCACAGCGGGCGCTTTTATGGTTCTTTCGCCCTTTTCAATGCCAGGTGCGGCTTTCAGTTCGTCAATAATTGACTTTTTCATGGATTCAAATTCAGCCTTGATATCCACTTTAGGCTCTTCAACCTTTGATTCTTCGACGATTTTCTCTTCGTCCATTTTATTTTCCTCCTCAGGAATTGTTGAAATTGATTTTTGTTCAGCTTCAACCGATTCCTCGACCGCATCCACCGCTGATTCCTCAGCCTCCGGGATTGCCTCTGCGATTGTCTCAGTCTTCGCTTCGATAACAGCGAAATCATTCGCTGGTTTTCGCCATTCATTCGTATCAAACAGTGCCAGTTCCCCAACCGGCCACACGTCAATTAGTCCACCCGCGCTTTTGCGTACCAAGTGCGAGACCGCGCCGCTCGACGCTTTCACGCCCTCCGCTCCGGCTGCCAATAGGCGCATCGCCAGTTCTTCTTCGGTGTCCAACGCCAGATTGAACCAGTGACCACGACTGTCCTTGCCTGTGTAGGTTGCTTCGCCGATAATGACCGGCGGTGTCTGCATTTTTCTTGGATCATCAGGACCAAAGCCGTGATAATAAGTAACTGGTCGCTTGTCGCCAATCTTCAGTACAATGTCGGTTCCTTCGTGGAAGGCTTCACCGTCCACGTCACGCCCTTTGATCGGACCGCCGTAGGGAACGCCTAACACCTTCCAGTCAACCAGGCTGTAATCAACATTCACTTTCAATCGTTTCGTCTCGATTAGTTCGCGCTTAACATCCTCGTTCAATGCGATCTTCAAACTCAATTTATCCGACATTTGCCACCTCTTTCTCTAACGCCGAGCGGATCCTTGCTTGTATCTGCGGTCCATACGTGTCAACGGCTCCCACCACTGTCAACCAACCGCTCGTTCTGTGTTGGAACGTTTGGCGCGAACCTTGAACTAAATGCTTATACTCCGGCGCATTGTTACCAACCACTGCTTCCCATCCGCCTTTTCGTGGTTGTGAAGTCCATTTGCTTTGGAGTGTATAAGAGCGGTTGTAAGGAACACTAATATCGCCATGCTTCAAGTGCCAGAAGAAGCCACGTCTTACTCTGTCATCGCTGCGAATGAGCGGATTACCAACATTCGCTTTTTTCGGGTAATTCTGTAACTTGGATTGAAGTAATATGCCACTCGCCTGAACTTCGTCTTTTACGCGCTGCATTTGTTCCAGCCGCGTCAAGCCTGCAAGCAATTCTTCTATCCCTTCAATCCGAATGTACGTCCCGCCTGCCATTAGTTGCCTTCCTTCGGATAGTCGTAATCCACATAGCAACGGCATCTTGGATGCGCTGGCGGACGGTCACTCGTTATCCGATTACCATGTCTTGGTCCACAAATCGGGCAAACACGCTCGTCTTTCTGCGTAATCCAGGTCGGCACTAATATCACACCGCGCCGGTTTATTTCTTCAACTGCCGCCCATTCACCTTCAACTTTTGCGCGGGTCGTTTCGGTTATCGCTATCATCTCTGCTCTCACAGGCGAGTAATAGCGTTTAAGGTGTTTTGCCAAATCAGCCCGGCTCCATCGCTCTTCAAAATAACGTGGCACTAACTCGCTTACGCCCGCGTATGTATTGCCAAACATCTTCTGCAAAAGGTCGGATAAATTCGTGCGTGCCCAATTTGAAGCTGTGGTATTTATCAAATCCCAATCAACCGTGATTCCAACTAACGGCAATTCCAGTGCACTCTGAACATACGTGTCAACCAGAATCGGCTCGACCTCACGCTGGATGTCTTTCCAACCGCTTGTCCAGTAAGTTGACGGAACATTGTTCAAGTCAGGCGGATCGCCCAAATAACCCATAAGTTTGTCGAGTTCGCCTTGCAAACCCTTTGACAGCACTCTGGATAACTTTTTTTCAATCTCGTAGCGGTCAATCACGGGTAATTCCTCCAGGCTATAACCGACTCAAACACTTGTTTCACGTCTTCAACCGATTTCACGCCCTCAAGCGCCCCACTTATCGCACCGTGTAAAGAAGGCTCGATAATGCTGCTCTCAAACTCGCGGATTTCTTTGCCGTCCTTGATCCGCTTTTCAGCCATGCGCTGCCAGCGCCGCAATTCAGCCTCACGTTCGTCCGCAGGCTCTGATTCTGCCATATCCTCGCGCCCATCCATCTGATCCTGGTGCGCTTCAAGCATTGCCGCCTGTTCGTCTGTTAATTCGTAACCAGCCAATTCAACCGCAAGCTCGATCGGCATTCCGGCAAGCGTCAGCTTATTCAGTACATCCGCTCGGTCGCCTTCATCGGTCTGGAATATGTCCATCTCGTTGAATTTGAACTCAATCCGCATGCCGTCACGCGCCAATAATTGCGTGTTCAATGCGTCCGCGAAGATCCGCGCTCTTGGCTTGATCGTGTCCTCGTAGAATGATATCCGGTCTTCTTGAGCAGTCGCATAGTTAGCTGCCTCACTATCGAGCAGGGTCTGCTTGATGCCAAACGCCATAGCAATATTGTCTTTCGATATTTTGTCAAGTTCAGGGAATGCCAGATCTTTTAGCGGCGGCGTTAGTGTCGTGGCGGTGATAGAACCCGCCCGCATTCCCATTACCCTGAACGCATTCTTGATCGCAGTTGCGGACTTTTTGAACCAGTTTTGGACACGCTCGATTTCGTTTTTGTCAGTAGCATCAATGCCCAACAAAGTGACAGGCATTGCCCCACCTTCAAAATACATCTCAGGAAACTTGCTGATTGAATATAATAATTTCGCGTCAACCTTAGAAGCAATGCCTGCGCCAACGCCAGGGTAAATGTCCTGCGACGGGTCGAACTCATTGATGTACAACATCTCGTACTTGCCAGTGCTTAGGTCATTAGTCCACTTTGCCCCGCTGGTGTTCTGCTTGAAGTTGATAATGCCATTTTCGTACTTGACCGTCATGTCAAACGGGTTACGGTATTTGACGTCTTTGCGATAGCCTGACTGGTTGGCGA